AGCGCCGGCTCCTGTTAGTTGTTGTGCTTGATTAATAAATGGTTGAAAAGATCCAACACCTGAAGCTGCTAATGATGCAGCTTGTTTTTGTAATGCATCTTGAGCCGCTACACTTGGTGCAAGACCAGCTAAACTTTGTTGTCTAGTTTCAAAAGCTCTAGCAGCTTGTTGTCTTTTTGCAAAGTCAGCTGCTGACTCTCCCGGTCTTTGTGATATTGCTGATAATCCTACGGATACTGTGGGTACGCCTGTAGACGCTACCAGGTTTTTTGCTAGGTCAACACCTATATCTTCAATAAACTGTGGTGGACGCGTACGAGTTTCTGTAATAGCCATATTATAATACTTCCTCTA